ATGAAACTAATCACAGAACATTTTAGTGACCTCGAATATATTACTGAAGGTAAAAATAAACAGCAATATATTCGTGGTATCTTTATGCAATCTGATATTAAAAATCAGAATGAGCGAGTTTATCCACATTCGGTATTGAAAAAGGAAGTAAAAAGATATAAAGCCAAATTTGTTAATGAGGGACGAGCATTAGGAGAATTAGGACATCCAATGGGTCCAACTATTAATCTTGATCGTGTTTCACACCTTATTACAGAATTGGACGAATATGGAAATGATTTTATTGGAAAAGCAAAAATTATGAATACTCCTAATGGTGAAATTGTAAAAAACCTTTTGGGAGGTGGTGTTAAACTTGGTGTATCTTCCAGAGGATTAGGAAGTCTGAAAAAAAATAAAGAGACTGGTGTGAATGAAGTACAGAACGATTTTGTTTTATCTACAGTTGATATTGTTGCAGATCCTTCTGCACCATCAGCATTTGTGAATGGTATTATGGAAGGAAAAGAATTTAGTGCTACTGGCGAAATTGAATATAATATTCAGAATGAAATTAGAAACACTAAATCAAAGGAATTAGATGCTAAAAAAATTGAAATATTTGAAAAATTCCTTAGAAATCTCTAATCTTATAAATATATATAGTAAAAACACAATCTTAAAGGAGAAGTAACATGGCTAACGAAGAGACCCTAGATGATGGAGAAATTGAAGAAAAGATTAAAATGGAAGCTGCCAAAAAAGCTAAAGTAAAAAAAGAAGAAGATGAGGACGAAGAGGACGAAGAGGATGTGGACGAAACTAAAAAATCTGTTGATAAGAAGTCTAAATCTAAAGACGTCAAAAACGAAGAAGATGACGAAGACGACGACGATGAAGACGTTGAAGAAGGAAAAGACGGAAAATCCAGTAAAAAGCTCAAAAAAGAATTCGGACATGATGATGAAGACGAAGACGAAGAAGAGGAAGAGGACGAAGAAAAAGAATCAAAGAAAGCAAAAACCAAGAAAGAAGATATCGAAGTAGATGTTTCTGATGATGTCGCTGCATTGGTTAAAGATGAAGAGCTTTCTGAGGAATTCAAAGCTAAAGCTGCTACAATTTTTGAAGCTGCTGTTAAGTCTAAGATTGCTAAGATCCGCAAAACGATTCGTGAAGAATCTAAGAAAGAACAAGATGAGCGTATTGAATCTATGCAGTCTGAAATGACTGAGCAGATAGATAATTACCTCAACTATACCGTAAAAGAATGGATGACAGAAAATAAACTTGCTGTTGAAACTGGTGTTCGTAACGAAGTCACCGAGAGTTTTATTTCTGGTTTGAAGAAGTTGTTTGAAGAGCATTATATTGATGTTCCTGAAGAGAAGGAAGATGTATTTGAAAATCTGGTTGTTGAAGTTGCTGAGTTGGAAACTAAACTTGACGAGCAAACAGAGAAGCATATGGAAATTGTGAAAGAACTTAATTCGTACAAAGCTAAAGATGCATTCCGAGATATCTCACAAGGAATGGTTGATACTGATGTTGAAAAATTTACTGAACTTGCAGAAGATGTTGATTACGATACTGATGAACAGTACCGTGAAAAACTAAATGTAATTAAGAACAGTTATTTCAAATCAGACAAGAAAGACAGTACAGATAATAAGCAAACAGCAGGTACTAATAATCCAGTTGCCGATGGAACAAGTGATGCCAAAATGGATAGTATCATAAATGCTATTTCACATTTATCTAAACAATAAAATGGAATGATTGAGAATAAACTAATTAATTAATATTAAAGGAGTACAATAATGTATTTATCTGAAACTTTGAAGGAAAAATGGGCACCAGTAATGGAGCACAAAGACCTTCCTGAAATTAAAGATTCCTATAGACGAGATGTAACTCTACGACTACTTGAGAATCAAGCACAATTCCTTTCAGAAGCCGCACCAGTTAACTCAGGTCAACATCCTGTGTCTGGTACTAACGTTGATGCTTGGGATCCTATTTTGATGTCTTTGGTTCGTCGAGCCATGCCTCATCTAATTGCTTATGATGTCTGTGGTGTTCAGCCTATGTCTGGACCTACCGGATTGATTTTTGCAATGAAATCAGCTTACTCTACGCAGGGTGGAACTGAAGCGCTTCATAGTGAAGCCAACACAGCTTTCTCTGGTGATAACGATGGTACGCCTGCTCACGTTGCAATAGATGGTACCAACAACCCGTTTGCGGGAACTTGGACATCTGGTGAAGCAGTTGAAACGTCAGTCGCCGAAGCACAGGGTTCTTCTGGTGGAATTATTTTCCAAGAGATGGCATTCAGTATTGACAAAACTTCCGTAACTGCAAAGTCTCGTGCCCTCAAAGCCGAGTATTCAACGGAACTTGCTCAAGACTTGAAAGCTGTTCATGGTTTGGATGCAGAGACAGAATTGTCAAATATTCTTTCTACTGAAATTCTCCATGAAATTAACCGCGAGATTATTCGTAGAGTTTATAAAAATGCACGTTATGGTGCAGCTACGAATACGGCAACAGCTGGTCATTTTAACCTTGATGTTGACTCTAACGGCCGATGGTCAGTTGAGAAGTTTAAAGGTTTGATGTATCAGATTGAACGCGATCGTAACGAAATTGGTCACGACACCCGTCGAGGCCGAGGTAACTTTATGATCTGTTCTGCGGATATCGCTTCTGCATTGGCTATGGCTGGAATGCTTGAAACTGGTCATCCAGTTGCTGGGGATTCTCATGCTAATACCTATGTTGGCACGTTCAACGGTATGAAAGTATTTGTTGATCCTTACTATGGCTCAACCGCTGGTCAATTTTATGTTGTTGGTTATAAGGGCACCAGTCCTTATGATGCAGGAATGTTTTATTGTCCTTACGTTCCGCTGCAGATGGTACGTGCAATGGGTGAGAACACTTTCCAACCGAAAATTGGTTTCAAGACTCGGTATGGAATTGTTGATAATCCATTCGTAACCGCTGATCAGGCTGGTACGTCTACGACTACTGGTAATCAGTACTACAGGAAAGTTAATGTTACTAACCTAATGTAATCTTAATTTTACTTAAATTAGAGGGGATGGGGATTTTTCCCTATCCCCTTTTTTTATGAAGTTTTTCCTTGTATTGCCTTTTTGAATATGGTAATATTATTATGTTAGAGTGGCTGGGAGGTTTATATATATTATAAATAATAATAAAAGGAATACTAATGGCTATACAAAACCAACCAGAAAATCTTAATCAATTAAATGTAATAAGCTTTCAAACAAACTTCCTTAGAATGCCTATGGTGGATTATTTCTGTCAAAGGGTATCTATACCCGGAATTACGTCTAGCAGTATTGTACAAACAACCCCATTTGCAGATGTTCCTATAGAAGGCGATCATTTAGTTTTCGAAGATTTGAGTTTAGATTTTATTGTTGATGAGGATTTAAAAAATTATATAGAAATATTTGATTGGTTAAAAGCGATAGGATTTCCTGATAATTTTGGGCAATATAACAGTCAGGAAGAAGAACTCAAATCTGATGTAAATATAGTCATACAAACCAACAAATCCAATCCAAATTATGTGGTCAATTTTAAGGATATATTTCCAGTAGCCTTAGGTGCTATTAATTTTGACACTAACGCAACCTCCCTAGAGCCCATAGTTGTCAACGCTATATTCAGATATACGGGCGCATTTACTATCGAAAAAATCACTTAATATTCTTCCTTGTATTATTCTCAGTTATTTGTTATAATTATTATATGAATATGAATGAGCTGAAAGAGATGTGTCTTAAAGACACTAAAATTGATGGTGTTGATCTTGATGGATATTCTATTTCCATTCCAGAAATAGCTAACAAATATCACCAATTAAGACATGATGAGAAAAATTTATTGCGCTTTCTTCAAAGTCAATTTAAAGTTTTAAAACTTCAGAAGTGGAAATACTATTCAGGAAAGGCTGATCCTTCTGAATATGAAGCAAAACCATTTGATCTGAAAGTATTAAAAAATGATATGGATTTGTTTTTAGATAGTGATGAGGATCTTCTATTAGCTAAAAATAAAATAGATGAGCAAGAAGAAAAGATTAAGTTGATTGAGGACACAACTAGACTTATTCAGAACGCTTCTTTTAATATTAATAACGCTATCAAGTGGAAAAAATTTATGAGCGGGGATTTGACGTGATCGCAGTTGGTAAATTAAATGAAACTTTTTTACAATTGTCATGTGATAAACATGTTGCATATGAATTGAATGAATATTTTTCCTTTTTAGTTCCTAATGCACAATTCCATCCAAAGGTTAAAGCAAGAATGTGGGATGGAAAGATACGTTTATTTAATATACAAACAGGACAATTATATTTTGGTCTGCTTCCCTATCTTAAAGAATGGGCAGAAAAACATTCGTACAAAATGCAGACAGATATTGTTGAGGCGAGACATTTAAAAGAAGGCGATATAAATAAGATTAAAGAATTTTTTGATTCGTTAAATTTACATTGTAAGGGTGAACCAATCACACCGAGAGATTATCAGATAGCATCTTTTTTACATTGTGTTAAATCGGATCGTACATTATTATTATCTCCAACATCATCTGGAAAAAGTTTAGTTATATACTCATTAATAAGATGGTATCAAAAATTTTTAGATGATGATAAGATGTTAATAGTTGTTCCTACTACTAATCTTGTTTCACAAATGTTCGGTGATTTTAAGGAGTATTCACAACAAGATAAAGATTGGAATGTTTATGATGAATGTCATAAAATATATTCTGGCAGAGAAAAGGATTCAAACCAACAGATATATATAAGTACATGGCAGAGCCTTTATAGGTTACCAAAAAAGTATTTTGAACAATTTTCTGTAATTGTAGGTGATGAAGCTCATTTAGCTACAGCAACCTCATTAAAGAATATATTAGAAAGATCAACTGCTTGTAGGTACCGTTTTGGCACCACAGGAACATTAACAGATTCTAAGACACATAAATTAGTTCTTGAGGGATTATTTGGAAAAACATATACGGCTGTTACATCGAAGGAATTGATGGATGATAAACATATTTCCAAATTAAATATACAATGTTTGCAATTGCAGTATCCTGAAGAAGAACGTAAGTTTATGAAGAGTGCATCGTATGCTGAGGAGATAGCTTATATTGTAGCACATAAAAGACGAAATAATTTTTTATGTAATTTAGCTTTAGATCAAAAAGGTAATACATTAATACTTTTTAATTTTATTGAAATACATGGGAAAGTATTATTAAAGTTATTAAAGGGAAAGGATCCGAAAAGAAAAGTATATTTTATTGCCGGTGAAACTGATGTTGAACAAAGAGAGGCAATTAGGAAAGCAACAGAAGAAGAAAAGAACGCAATCATTGTTGCAAGTTCTGGTGTCTTATCGACGGGTGTTAATATTAGGAATTTACAAAGTTTAATATTTGCACATCCATTTAAAGCTAAAGTAAGAAATTTACAATCTATTGGTAGGGTATTGAGGTTGGATGATAAAAATAATAAAGCTGTGTTATATGATATTATTGATGATTTACATTGGAAGAAGCGTGATAATTATGGTTTGAAACATTGGAAGGAACGATTGAATATTTATTTAAAAGAAAAGTTCGATTACGAATATAATTTAATACCATTATAAGGACATATTAAAAATGGGTAAAACGTATCGCAAAGCACGATCAGAAAGACCGAATAAGATAAAACGCAGATGGAAAGAGTTCAGAGTGAAACGTAAAATTATAAAGGAGCAGGAGGAATATGAACAAACCTCGGAAATGTCCGAAATGTCAAACGAGAACTTGTATACAAATAAGTGAAGGTTTTGGTGGCACGGATTGGTTTGTAGATTACCAATGTACTAAATGTAAATATTTTGAAGCAGTCAGATGCAATAAATGCACACCTGACCCACTATGGGTGACTGAATATTCATGGAGTTCGACAGTATCAACGCCCATAGGAATTGAGTTATGAAAATTAAAATTTACAAGGAAACTGATAATCCATTACCAGCGTACCAAAATAAGGGTGATGCTGGTATGGATATTCGTTCAAATGAAGATGCATCAATTCGCGGTTTTCATTGGGCTACTATTAATACTGGATTATATATTATTATACCGTTTGGTTATGAAGGTCAAATGCGTTCAAGGTCTGGACTAGCTGCAAAGCATGGAGTACAAGTTTTAAATTCACCGGGCACAATTGATTCTGGTTATCGTGATGAACTTAAAGTTATATTGATGAATCATAATCATTGGGCATATGAAGTAAAGAAGGGTGATCGAATTGCACAGTTGGTTATTAGCCCTATGACTCAAGCAACACTTGAAGAAGTATATGAATTAAATAAAGATGATGATCGAGGTGGAGGTTTAGGTTCAACTGGAGATAAATAATGTTTTTTATTGAAGATAATAATTTTTTAACAGATGAACATAAGCAATTTATAGAAGCGGTTCAAAGAGCAGATGGAATTCCATATTTTTATCAGCAGAGCTTTGAACCTATGTTTTATAAACCTTTTACACATACATTATTATGTCATGTATTAATATATAGACCAGAGCAACAAGCGGAAGCACGTGTGAAAAACTATTATAATTCTGACTATGCTAAAATTTTTGAAGATATGTTATTTACTTTTTGTAATAAGAATCAAATAATATGTAATGAAGTTATTAGAGGAGCAATAAATTTAACTTATAATAATGGTCAAGAGAAATGCTTTCCTCATGTAGACCATCCAGAGTATCATAAACAATTAATGATTTATTTAAATGATCCTCCAGATAAGGAAAGTCATACAGTAATTATGGATAAGGATACACCACTTGGCAAATATGGTAGTGATGGTATTTTATTTCCAGATGAGGAGAAACATCAATTGAAAAGAATAGTTCCAGAAAAATATAAAGGGGTTTGTTTTGAGAACCTTCCCCATTATCAACATTATCCTAAATTTGGTGATCGCATTGTATGCGTTTTTACTTTTAAATAATCGAAATGGCTAATCCAAAACATTACGTTGATAACGAAAAGTTTTTTAAAGAAATGAAAAAATGGAAACAAGCTGTTATTGATGCTAGAGAGGTTGATGAGCCAGATCCCCCTAGTACAGAATATATGGGTGAATGTTTTTTAAAGATATCTGAAAATTTAGCATGGCGGCCAAATTTTATTAATTATACTTTTCGTGATGATTTAGTGAGTGATGGAATAGAAAATTGTTTATTGTATGCACATAATTTTAATCCAGAAAAATCCCATAATCCATTTTCTTATTTTACTCAAATCATCCATCATGCTTATGTTAGAAGGATTACAAAAGAAAAGAAACAAATGCATTTAAAATATCTTCATGTAGAACGTTCTGGTATAATGGAACAGATTGATGTAAGTATTGAAGATAATAAAAGAGTTACAAGACGGTATGTAGAATATTTAAAAACGCATGAGAAGTATGCTGAGAATCCTCAACCAAAAAAACCAAAAAAAAGATCTAAACTTGAACATTTTATGAAATGAAATTTTTATATCCATTAGCAAAAAGATTTATTGCTGGACATAATTTTGAGTCTGCTATACCTGTAATCTCTAAGTTGATATGGGATGGTTATGATATAACAATTGATTATCTTGGTGAATTAAGTAAGACTGAAGAAGATTGTCAAAAGGCATGGCAACAGTATGTTGATATTATAGAATATTACGGAACACTTCATATCCCTATTGACATATCAATTAAACCAACTCAGTTAGGTTTATTGTTAGATAAAACAGACTGTCATGTTCGTTTAATTGATTTGGTTGCTAGGGCATATAAGCATGGTTTAACTATTCGCTTAGATATGGAGGGGTCGGCCGTAACACAAGACACAATTGATTTATGCTTAAAATTACGTAAAGAATATCCCAATATTGGGATTGCTCTTCAGGCAAATCTTTATAGGACAGAACAAGATTTAACTTATATGATGGAACAGGGTGTGTCGGTTAGATTGGTAAAGGGCGCATATAAAGAAGATATTGGTATAGCATATCAGAGAAAAGATTTATTATATGATGTATTTTTAAAACAATCTTTACGATTGGTAACAGATAGGTGTCGATCATATTATCATTTAAAGGATGATACTACACCAATACCATCTATAGGAACACATGATGAACCGTTAATAGATGATATACTTGGTTATTTAAATCGATTTAATATAGCTAAAGATGATTTGTTTATTGAAATGTTATACGGGATACGGCGCGATTTAAGTTCTTCCTTGCAAAAACAAGGATATTGTGTTAGACTATATGTTCCATTTGGTGAAGATTGGTTACCATATACTTTACGGAGATTAAGAGAGTTTAAAAATTTAAAATTTGTTTTTACTAATATTATAAAGGAATTTTTCAGTGGCCGCTGATTATTCTATTTTATTTTTTGATGAGTGTGCAAGATGCAGTCAATTTGAACCAGACTATGATCATAAAAATTGTAGTTTTGATATTGAACATATAGATGGTATAGCAATACAAACGTTTGAATGTACTAGATGTCACTTTAAATGGACAAGGAAATATTATCATGAAGATAGCTTTGATAACTGATCAACACTTCGGAGGAAAACAGGATAGTCAATCATTTAGCGATTATCTTGAAAGATTTTACACCAACCAGTTTTTTCCATACTTAGAAGAAAATCATATTCATATAGTAATAGATTTGGGTGATACCTTTGACCGCCGAAAGTATGTAAATTTCCATACACTGCATCAGGTAAGACGATTTTATTTTGATGTTATGAGAGAAAATCATATTCAACTACATTCTATTGTTGGTAATCATTCTACTTATTATCGAAACACAAATGATGTTAATAGTTCTGATTTATTATATGGACATTATGAGAATGTGTATACATATGCCTCTCCGACTTCAATATCTATTGATGGCACAATTATTGATTTGATTCCTTGGATTAATTCTGGAAATTATGATGAGGTGATGTATTTTATTAAAAATTCGAAAGCACAAGTCATGCTTGGCCATTTAGAGATTGATGGATTTGCTATGTATAAAGGATATGTAGCTAATTCAGGACTTCCTAAAAAGTTATTTAATAGGTATGAGATAGTATGTTCGGGACATTACCATCATAAGTCTAGTAAGGATAATATACATTATCTTGGTGCTCCATATGAAATTACTTGGAATGATTATGATGATCCTAGAGGTTTTCATATATTTGATACTGAAACAAGAGAATTAGAATTTATTCGTAATAAGTATCGGTTATTTGAAAAGATTTATTATGATGATAGTGGTAATGTTGATTATAAAAAACTAGATACAAGTTATTATAAAAATAAAATTATAAAATTAATAGTAGAAGAAAAAACTAATTTAGCTAATTTTGAAGATTTTGTTGATCGGTTATATAAATGTGATTTAATTGATTTAACTATACTTGAAGATTTATCAGAATATTCTATGAGGTATGCGGAGGAAACTCAAGAAGATTTAGAAGTAGGAAATACCTCTACTTTTCTCAATGAATATGTGGATAGTATGCCGGATGATAATGTCAAGAAAAATGAGCGAACTAAAGTTAAGAAATTATTGCAAGTTATATATGATGAGGCTTTAAATATAGATGATTAAATTAAAGACGGTAAGGTTTAAGAATTTCTTAGCGACTGGTAATAGATTTTTAGAAGTAGAGTTAGATAAAGAACCAATGATGTTAATCGTTGGTAAGAATGGTGCTGGTAAATCTACTTTGATTGATGCTATTACTTTTTCTTTGTTTGGAAAACCATTCAAGAAGATTAATAAAGGGCAGTTGTTGAATACTGTCAATGAAAAAGAATTGTTAACAGAAATTGAATTTTCTGTTGGTAAAGCGGAATGGAAAGTTCGCAGAGGTATTAAACCCGCTATATTTGAAATATATCATAATGGAAAAATAATAAATCAAGACGCAAGATCGACTGATTATCAAAAATATTTAGAAGAGAATATTCTTAAATTAAATTTTAAGACATTTACACAAATTGTAGTATTGGGTTCTGCATCATTTGTTCCTTTTATGCAATTAACAGCTAATGATCGTAGAATTATTATTGAGGATATATTGGATATTGGTATATTTTCAGTTATGAAGAATTTACTTAAAGAAAGAATAAATTCTTTGAAAGAGGAGATTACTGAGTTAGAATATAATATTAAATTATTGAAAGAGAAGATTAGCTTATATGAAAAACATATAGAGGAATTGAAAGCTAAGTCCTCTAAGAAAAGAGAAGATAATAATGATAAAATTAAAGAACTGAGAAGAGTTATTGAAGCAATACAAGTTGAAATCTCGGAACATCACGAAAAGGCAGGCGAACTTCGTATGGAGATTAATGATCAAACTGATATTATAAAAAAGCATAAAGATTTGGATAGCTATAAAATACAGATTGATAAAAACTTAAAGAAGTTAAATAAAGAAAATAAGTTTTTTGAAGATAATGAGAATTGCCCTACTTGTGAACAAGATATTGATGAAATATTTAAAAAGGATAAATTACAACAAATATCCGCTAATATTAATGATATGAATGAGGGTGTAAGTAAACTAAACATGGAAGTGGATAAAGTAATGGATCGTTTAGATGAAATTGCAATTTGTAGTGATAAGATACAAGATCAAGAAAGACTTATTACAAGAAGGCATAGTGATATACAATCACATCAAACATTAGTTAGTAGACTTCAGGAGGAGATATCAGAAGCTAATTTTCATATAGATGATGATAAAAAAAGAATAATGGAAAATGAATTGGATGAAAATAAAAAATCCAGATTACGATATGTAGAACAAAGAAGATATTATGACATATTAAATACTATATTAAATGATAAGGGAATTAAGACAAGAGTAATACGAAAGTATCTTCCCGTTATTAATAAGCATGTAAATAATTATCTCAAGGATATGGATTTCTTTGTGAATTTTCAATTAGATGAAAATTTTAATGAAACTATTAAAAGTAGACATCGAGATGATTTTTCATATTATTCCTTTTCAGAGGGAGAGAAGAAACGAATTGATATATCTTTGTTATTGACATGGAGAGATATTGCATCCATGAGAAATAGTGTTAATGTTAATTTATTAATTCTTGATGAAATATTTGATGCTAGTTTGGATCAAGCTGGTGTGGATGATCTAATGAAATTATTTAATATATTAAAAGGAACAAATTTGTTTGTTATATCACATAAGTTAGATATACTTGATGATAAGTTTCCATCTAAGATTACAGTAGAGAAAGTTAATAATTTTACACAATTAGTACAAGAATGATTATAAAATTTAAAAGCGCGAAGCCATATCATAAATTTAATCCGTGGTATGAATATGATATATGGGAAGGTCAAATTAATGTAGAAGGATTGGCAAATACGATTTTAGAAATAGAAAAATCAATTTTAGATGAAACGGAGAAATCAAGAGCATATGATGGAGACACCGGTTTAGGTAAAGATAGTTTAACTAGCAGATTTGCACAATTTAATTTATTTCAAATAGAAGAAACTAAATTTTTAGGTGGGATTGTAAAGAATGAGGTTCAATTATATACAAAGGATAATTCTATATTATATGGTCAATGCTGGGCTAATGTTATGAGGAAAGGCGAAGCAATAGGTACACATTCACATGCTATAGGTATGCACGCTTATTTAAGTGGAAATATTGCTGTTCAAACTATTGAAACATCGACATACTATTTAACTCCTTATTTTGAAGAAATTTATGAATCAAAAAATGAGGATGGTAAGATAACATTATTTCCTAGTTGGGTAAAACATTATACAGATGCTGCTCTAAATGATATAGAAAGAATTACAATTGGTTTTGATTTGGTTAATTCTGAAGGTTATGAAAAGGGTATTAATGACATGAAAAAAGATCATTGGGAAAAATTGCAATGAAACAAAGTAAATTGCAAAGTTTTATTGAGTCTGTTGTTACAGTCGGTTCTGGATTCTTTGTAGCCCTTGCTGTGCAGTTATTAATTTTCCCCTTATATGATATAGATATTACTTTATTTCAGAATATTCAGATAGTAATGATATTAACTGTTACATCTGTTATTAGAATATATATTGTTCGAAGATGTTTTAATAGGATTAAATAATGCCGTTATATACTTATAAATGCACACAGTGTGGTTTCCAAGATGAATTTATAATAGATGTTAAGAAGAGAGATAAAAAATTTCCTTGTGAACAAGATCAGTGTACCGGTGTAATGGGAAGAGATGGAACCGATATATCATCATTTAAATTAAAGGGTGATTGTTGGTATAAAGATGGATATAGTAAAAAACCTAAACCTAAGAAGAAAGAGGAGAAGAAAGAGGAGAAGAAGAAAGAATGAAGAAATTTATAATTGCTGGTATTTTCTTATTTTTTGGTTTGATGTTTGTGTTTGATCCATTTAATTGGTGGCCGATAGAGAATCTTGTCGGTAAACCATGTACTCCTGAAAATGTATCACCTCGGTGTACAGGTAAAATTAATTTTTTTTAATGAACCTTGCCAAATGCGATTTGCGATCTTATAATATATATAGACGGTAGAAAACTGCCGATAACCTTAATTGAAGGAGAATAGAATGAACTTAATTAAACATAATAACCTTTTTGATGATATTTTTCCAGCTTGGACAAATTGGGATCGTTTTGATAATTATCTTATGAATAATGATCCATGGACAACTAGCGTATCACATCGTCCGCGTAATAAGTATCGTTGGAATGAAACCGATGAAGCTTATACTTTGGATATTGTTATGCCGGGTATGACCAAGAAGGATATTGATCTTACATTTAAAGAGGGAACACTTACTATTAAATGCAAGAAGGAAGTATCTGATAATGATTCACAATTTTATGGTGTAAAAACCGATCAGACTTTCAATAACTTTCCACGCGCCGTTAATGCGGATAAAGTATCTGCTGAGATGGAAAATGGTGTTTTGGCGATTACTTTGCCGAAGAGGGTCTCGGATAAACCAAAAACCATAGATATTAAGTAAATAAGTCCTTTAGATATAAGGGGTTATATGCTTTAAAATATAACCCCTTATAAACAAAGGCGTTACAAAGTATTTTCACTTATTGTTTGTTTTCAATGGGTTACAATGGCGCTTTTTCCTTGACATTCCTTTCCAATTGCTTTAAAATAGTAGTATATTTAATGATTAATTGAGAAGGACAATTGGAATGATGAAGATTGAATCAAAAGAAAAGCTAGCAAAATTGTTAGCAGTCGAAGATTTGGATGTTCAACATAGACAAGTTAAAACGGCTATGTTTGATGTTCAGAATCGATGTATCATCTTACCTGTTTGGAAAGATATGCCTAATCATTTATATGACTTACTTTTAGGTCATGAGGTTGGACATGCTCTTTTCACCCCTACTAATCCCGATCGTCTCAAGAAGATTAATAAAGAAACCTCCAAAGATTGCGTCAATGTAATTGAAGATGCTAGAATTGAAAAACTCGTTAAAAACAAATATCCGGGTTTGAGAAAACAATTCTATCGTGGATATGATCATTTAAATAAAGACGACTTTTTTGGTGTGAAAGACAAGATTGTAAATGAGCTGCCTTTTTTGGATCGTATTAATTTGCGTTTTAAACTTAATCAGGCGGTTTCTGTTTCTTTTAATGATGACGAACAGAAAATGGTTGATAAGGTAGCGGATGTAAAAACATTCGCCGATGTTGAAGCCGTAGCAAAAGAAATTCACCAATATATAAAGGATAACGAATTATTTGAGCAGGGTACTCCGACTGACCAACCTCCCACGGAATATAATGATGATGATTTCCCTCAGTCAGGTGAAGAAGGAGAATCTGCTGAACTTCAAGAAGGTGAAGATGAAGAAGAATCAGAAGATGAAATAGATGGTGAAGATGAAGGTGAAGAAGATGAAGATGGTGAAGATGATGGTGATTGGGAAGAAAAACCCAAAACTGAAGAAGAAGAGATGGATGAGGCTTTTAATAAGATAAAAGAAGAAGATGAAGTCCTCATTGATGAAAAAATGTCTGACGAGCCTCCGGAGTCAAATGATGATGATGATCCTGTTCGTGCTGAGACCCAACGAAATTTTGCAGAACGCATAGAGTCATTTGCACATGTGGATCATAAAGTACATTATATCACAGTACCGGATAATGTTAATTGGAAAAGTGCGATTGTTGATTATAAGGAAGTACATCGAAACATTAACGAGTTTTATGATTCTAAGGATCATATATTTTGGAAAACTGGTGGTACTTATTATAATGATGCGTCACATAAGGATCTCAGAGATCGCGTTTATGGTTATGCGAGGGAAACCTTAGAGACGATTAAAAAAGAATCTGGCAAGAATGTAAATCATATTGCTATGGAGTTTGAGCGGAAGAAAGCAGCCGATGTATATAAAAGAACATTGGTGACTAAAACTGGTATTTTAGATACCAATAAAATGTTTTCTGCGTCATATAATGATGATGTATTTAAAAAGAACGTTCGTGTTGCAGATGGCAAAAATCATGGTTTAGTGATGTTTGTTGATTGGTCTGGTTCGATGTCAGAAAATTTATATGGAACTATTCGACAGTTAATTGAGTTGTCTATGTTTTGTCAAAAAGTAAACATTCCTTTTGAAGTATACAGTTTTACAGAACGAAGTGTTTATAATGTAGATGGTGATAAGGTTAGAAAGAAAGAACCAATCTTTAAATGTAAGCATGGCGATTTAGCAGTTGATAGGCATGTTGGATTGAGAAATTTTCTTTCTAGCAGAATGTCAAAGGTTGAATTTAATAACGCATTGCGTAATCTTTGTATTTTAGCAAATCGTTATAACTACACGCGGGGTGGTTCTTATGGAAGTTATAACCATAATTATCCAGTTCCACAAGAGGAAGAATTACATGGAACACCGTTGAATGGTGCTATCTTATTATCAGAGCATATTATTCGAGATTTTAAGAAACGAAATAATCTGCAAAATGTTAATGCAGTATGGTTAACTGATGGTGAAGCAAATGGTAGTACTTATGAATGGGATGCGGAAAAAATGGAAGGTACATATATTCGCCGTCAATACGATACATTGTATTTGCAGGACAGGAAAACGAAGAAGAACCATATAATAGGAAAGAGTGGTGGCCAGCATGGTCTTACCCCTTCACTTTTCGATGTGGTTAAATCAAGACTGGATATCAATATTGTCGGTTTTTATATTATTCCAAAATTTACTCCGAACACATTATGGAGATTTTCTCCTAGAGATTATAATAAGAATAATCCGGTCGGTAAAGAGAAATTTAGAAATTGGATTTCTGCAGCAAAGAAAGCTGGTTTCTTTGTAAAGACGGAATCAGGATATGATGAATATTATGTTATTCAAGCATTGAACAGGAATCAGGCGCTTGGTGAAATCGATGAAAAGATGACCACTCGCAAGATGTCTACCCTCTTTTCTAAACAAAATAGCCAGTTTAAATCAACGAGGGTTATCCTGTCTAGATTCGTGGATCTAATTACGGCTTAATATACAGCGATTTAATGCGATATTTACCTCAATACATAGTAGGATATGGGTCAAATAACATCGCCTTATATCGCCGTTAAACGAGCCAATAAAACCTTTAAATATAAGGAGTTACATTTATTTTCACTTATTGTTTGTTTTCAATGGGTTATAGTGGCGCTTTTTCCTTGACATATCCGTGAAAATTTGTTATAATATTAATAAGAATTGAATATTAACTGATAGGAGTTACATATATTATGAAGAAGCTTGATATGAATACGACTTCAACTCGCAGAGCTTTTAAAGCAGAAATTGATAAGCTCTATGGTGTTGGAGCGTTCACATTGGAACAAGCCAAAGATGCGCTCGTTTCATGTGGCGAAGATGTAAAAAGTAAATGGCCTGCCATTTATAAAATCGTCTTGAAAAGACATTGTGAAGTTGAACCGGGTTTATTTTCATTTGCTGGTAATGCGGAAGTTAGCATTGAAGCAAATAAAGTGGAAGAGAAGAAAAAGACTCTCGAATCTGATTGGGAGGTTTTATCTGAAACTCCGGCGAAACCGAAAGTAGTTGCTCAGGCGGCTCCTTTTATTATTAACCTCATTCCTAAAAGAGATCCTCAATATGTATCTTGGGGACATTTCAAAGACATTAAGACCGTTTTAGAGAAGCGAATATTTTATCCGCTGTTTGTTACTGGTCTTTCTGGTAACGGCAAGACCTCCATGATTCGGGAAGTTTGTGCTAAACTTAAACGTGACTTCGTTCGTGTTAACATTACTGTTGAGACGGATGAGGATGACTTGCTTGGTGGTTTCCGATTAGTTAATGGTGAAACGGTTTGGCAGGATGGTCCTATCATCGTCGCTATGCGAACCGGTGCTGTTGCACTTATTGATGAAATTGACTTAGCATCACATAAGATTATGTGCTTACAACCGATCATGGAAGGTCAGCCAATTTATTTGAAGAAGATTAATGAAGTGGTTTATCCGAAGCCCGGTTTTAATATTGTGGCAACGGCTAATACAAAAGGTAAGGGTTCTGAAGATGGACGTTTCATGGGAACCAATATCTTGAATGAAGCATTTCTTGATCGTTTTTCAGCTACCTTTTATCAAGAATATCCCTCAGCTGCTTATGAAGCTAAAATACTTAAGAAGCAATTTTCCGTTCATGATATTCAGGAAGATGACTTTGTAGATAAGTTAGTTAAATGGGCGGATGTAATTCGACAATCTTATAAAGAAGGTGCTGTTGATGAAATTATCACCACCCGAAGGTTGATTGATATTACGAAATCATTTGTCATCTTTGGTGATAAAATGAAATCTGTAGTGATGTGTCTTGAACGTTTTGACACAGAGACAAAAGAATCCTTTTCGGATTTATATACAAAGGTTGATGCGGGTGTATCATTAGATGATGATGTAGAATCGGATGATACAGAAGATGCAAAGCCAATTGAGAATAAAGACGATCAGGTACCGTTCTAATGCGTTACATATTATTTCTATTATTATTCATGACCGGAATAGCAGATGCTGTTGAGAAACAGGACTGCGAGGTCATGGATAAAAAAGAATTTGCTATAGCATTGGGATGGAAGTTT